TTGTAGGTCTGGATTTTACAGTTGGAAAAAAGGTATTAGAAACAAAGCTTTAACTATATAGCATTTCGCATAATGTAGTCCAGATTATGTTACATAGCCGATTTGCAATCATTTCTCTGCAAATCGGCGTCATTTAACATTAATCTGCATTATGCGACATCAGCGACTGCGCTGAGTGAGGAGGAGGAGGAGCTTGCCGACCGACCGACCGACGAACTTTGCAGCAGTCGAGGGGAGTCCACGTTTTCTAATGGTGGACTCTAGTCCCAAATTTGGGAATTTATACAACTCTTAATCTTTCCCCAATATCTTTTCTCTATATTCGAGAACGTCATTTGCCGTCAGTTCTTTTAGATACTTTCTAATCAGTGCGTGAATTACATCACTTTCTTTAATTCGGATTTTTTTTTCAATCATTATGTCTAGAGTTTTCTTCTCTAACATTTCTGATTCCTCATCTCTTAGCCGCTGTGTCTGTGCCATTTGTAACCCCAGTTTCGTGATTTGTGACAAATAATAATAGAATGTGTTGAAATGTTATTTGTGATGTTGTATAAATTGCTCAAAATGTGATTTGTGATAAATAACAAATGCTCGATCATATCTGTATTAATGCTCCATTTGAATCCAGCTTCTACTCAGTAGATGCGGAGGGGCGTTACTTTTTTATAGATATTGATCTTCACAGTATCGAAATACCTTTAGCTTCTCGTTCGGTTCATAAGAATGAAGATGGAAGTATTTCAGCAGCAGCCTTATTTCATCCGTTTGAAAGTGTTCCTACTCATTACACTGGCATGGCTATGAAAGTCTTCTTCGATTCTATGTACGAACCTTATGTTCAGATCAAAGCGAGCCCAGCTAAATTGCTGCAAGGTCATAATGTATTTGGAAGTGACAACATAGAGCAGGGTGCTATGGAAATGATCGGCTTCTTACATGAAGCTTATCCAGTTCTAGCTCGTATGCTTGATTTTAAAAATGCTTGGGTTTCACATATCGATGTTACTTATTCAGCACGCTTAAAGGACCAGACCACAGCTAAGAAGGTTTTAGACTTTCTCAGCAATGTAAGTAATGGCCAGACACGTTTAAGTAATAAACGTTTCGACAGCTCCGTTTATTGGGGTGGGCAAACTTCACGACTCGTAAATCATAAGTGCTATATGAAGCATGATGAATTTCTAGCGCAATTTGAAGAACAGAAGTTAGCTGCTAAGAAGAATGATAAGTCAGCTATGCGAGTTGTTGAGGTTATGTCTAATCCAGATTTGATCAACTGGACTGTAGGACTATTACGTTTCGAATCACGCTTAAAAAAACGTTGGTTGGAGCGTAATGGCATACCGACAAACCTATTCGAACTAATACAGTTTCAACGTAACAATCCAAATTTACTCCAAACACTCTGGAAGAAAGCTACTCATAGCATATTTGAAGCCCTGAGAGGTCAAACTATGAAGATTACAGATGATACAAGTGTCTTGGAAGCTATTGAACGATCATCAGTTGTTATGACCAAGTCGGGCAAGGTTTCTCAAGTCAAAGTTAGAAATCTATTTGCCGCATTCTGTCTTATTAGAGAGAAAGGTCTTGAAGAAATTAAAGAAAGATACTCTAAAACCTCATTCTACAGAATTGTTGAGGATCTCATTGAATGTGGGTTCTCTAAAGCAACACTACAGAATATCCACGATGAGAAATCATCAAATGTAATTCCATTCGTCAAGCTCGTAGAAATTGACTTTAACCAACAATTGCCAAATTGGTATCAAGAACCAGTTTCGCAGTTTAACTACAAAATCGCATAGGTGAGCTATGAATACTTCACAACATCCAATTATGACTGTAACAGGTATCCGCAAAGCTGCTGGAGACTTCGAAGACGCTAAAGGTAAAACTATCGAATTCTCAAACACAGTTGTTACGGTTCTGCAGGAATATTCTGAACGAGAATTAGAACAAGGCGCGATCGGTAGAAAAAGTACTGATTATAAGATTAAAGGCGCTCAGTTCTTTCAAGATTATATGCATCAATCGTTACCGGCTGACGCTGCAATGATCTTCAATTGGGATTTCACAGGCAAACAACCTAAAGCTGTTCTTGTAGGTCTGGATTTTACAGTTGGAAAAAAGGTATTAGAAACAAAGCTTTAACTATATAGCATTTCGCATAATGTA